TTTGGGTGTGGATTTTCAAAGCAAGCAGTTGCAAAACCTGCTTACAAAAATTCAGCGTCAAAGCGACAAGCGGCCTGATATGTTCTTTGTTGAGCACGGCTTCATGGATGCGTACGTTGAAACGCTTACCAGTATTACGTCGAGCAACTTCCGCATCACCAATAACCAGTCTGGTAAAGGTGCGGACGCTGGTTTCAACACCCAGCAAATGAGTTACGCTGGCATTCCTTTCCGTGCCAGCCGTCACGCTCCCAAGGGCTGCGTGATTGCTCTGGCTCCCAGCACCTGGGTTCACGTCACTCTCAAGGGTCCGGGCATGGCCGACCTTGATGGTAGCGTACTTAGCCGCAAGAGTGACAAGGATGCCTACGAGGCATATGCTCGCTACTACCACAACCTTGTTTGCAAGCGTCCGAATGCCAATGGCGTTCTGGTTGGCGTCAAGAACTAGTGTTGTGGCTCGAAGTACTCCTCCTGATCGTCAGCCTTGGCCAGTTATGGTTCTTGGCTGCGATCTGGTGGGGTCTTCGGCGGCTTCGTCAAAGGTCCCTTGACCTCCCCGTGTTCAGCGGGGGGGCTGGGGACAACGACGACATTGACGATGCCTACTACGGCATCAATTACCTGCGAGGAGATTACCAATGAGAGTTCCTGGTTTAGTTCCCGGCATGTCCCAAATGGACCCCCGAATGCTCGCAGAAACAGGGCAGGAGCAGCAGGCTAGGACCGCCGCTCTTCGACGTGTCCTCCAGCAGCGCCAGCAGCAGCAACAACAGCGCAAGCAGCAACTAGGCGGCATGGCAGGACAACTTGCAGCAGCGGGAATGACTGCGGCCGGTGTGCCAGCACCAGTAGCTCAAGTGGCTGGCTCGGCAGGCGCAGACATCCTTGGAGAGTTGGTCGGGGCGCTAGGCTAATGGCCGAAGATAAAAAGGCCACTAAAGTCCAAGCAATGATCTCGGAGTGCGATACCGACAAGGATCGGTATAAACGCATTTGGGATATGTGTGCTCTGTTCCTTAATAATCAGCAGCACCTGCGTTACGATGATGTGCGCCGGCGATTTGTTACTAGGCGTGCTCGGAATACCTTCACTGCCAATAAGATCGTCAATCCGTTCCGCAATCTTCAGGCTAAGTTGATTGCAGCCTACCCATCGGTTGCCGTAGCCCCAGCATCGGACAGTATCGAGGACATTCTCAAAGCTGAGTCCAGTGAGGCAGCACTGTCTTACTACTGGCACAACATGCGGATGAAACAGGTAGTCGGTAAACTTGTCCGGTGGCTTTTGATGACTGGTAACGCAGCGCTGCTGACCCGATACAGTACGACGAAGAAAGACATCATCACCGAGGTTATTCAGCCTTACGACTTGTACTTCGAGCCTGGCGCTACAGAGATTGAAGAATCCTCATTTGTTGCGATTCGTAAGATCGTAAAGAAGGCGGACCTAGAGAAAGCGTACCCAGATCACAAAGAACTAATCAAAGAGCAGGCCGAAGCAGGGCCTCCTCATGGTATGCGAACCTACTTTGGTGCTCAGGCACAACAGCAGAAGCCTATCAAGAACACCGTGGACATCCACGATGTCTATTACAAAGATGGACGACACTGCGTCATCATGGGACCGCACATCTTGTTTGAAACCAAGTGGCCTGGCGGGACGTTCCCAATCCAGTTTGTCCGCTACACCGTCACCGAGGGTATTCTTTGGGGCATGGGTGCAATCGAGCCCGTCGTTGACGTTCAGATTCATTACAATCGCTCTCGCCAGCAGGTGATTGAAAACACATTGTTAACTGCAAACCCACCTTGGATGATCCCCAACTCATCCGGGGTGCAGGCCGGCATGATTACCGGCAAGCCTGGCAACGAAATCTTCTACGACGACACGGGGGGCAGAGCACCTAGCCCCGTCCAGATGCCTGGTATGCCAGCCTATGTGCCGCAGAACATCGCTCAACTAGAGTCTGAGATCGGCGACATCATGGGTATCCACGCTACCACGCTGGGTAAACGTGCGATTGGTATTCACTCCGGTCAAGCCATTCAGAACCTGTCAGCCATGGACATGACGCAGTTGGCTGTCACTCAAGATGCGATCGAGGATGCCATCCTAGACCTGTGCAAGGTGGTGCTTGCCTTGATGAAGGCGCACTACACAGAGGCACGTCTTATTAAGATGCTCGATGACACGGGTGCCATGGTCTACAAGCAACTAAAGCAGACTGACATTGTAGATGACCCAGAAATCCGCATCGAAGCAGGCTCTCTGTTCCGTGACGAGATCCAGGATCGTGAGCGCCGGGTACTGGAACTCTATCAGGCACAACTTATCAGCCGTGAAGAGGCCATCAAGGAGATTAGCTTCAAGACCGGCAGTAGTTACATCACCAAGCGCATGCGTGGCTTGAGCCATGCACAAGAGTTGCTTGTTGCAGCTACGCAGAACAAGATGATCGAGATCTTCCCGACGGACGATATTGAGGCGTTCAAGCGGGTCTTTGGCGACTTCATCCAGACCGAAACATACTACATGCTGCCGCAAGAGACGCAGCAGTACATTCGGGACGTGTACGTATCTTTAGAAACCTTCGGCGCACCTGATCGTGAGGCCAGAGACCAGATGCTCACTAGGACTGTGTTCCCACGTCAAGAGCGCCAGAGAGAAGACCTAACCAAACTAATGGCCAGTTATGGGTCAGGTGCTGCACAGGCGCAGGCTGCACAGCAACACCAAGAGTACAGCGAGCGCACGGCATACCGACAACAGCTTGATGGCGAGGCTAACCCAGAGCGTGGCAACGTTATAAGCAATATGGGTGGTGGCTGATGAATACAGGCGAGGTGTATGATTTCTTTCGTTCTCTCATTGACGAAGACGATGAAACGTTTCTAACGAAGGCTCAAGCAGTGGTGATGCTGTCGGAGGCTTATCGTGAGTTTCGAGACCTTGTGGTTAGTATTCAACCTGATGTCTTCACGAAACAAGCGTTCATCACGCTGACCAATAGTGATGTTTACGATCTTACTGCACAGGATTCCGTAACCAATACTAGGTTCCTCAGTACATCAGCAGCTTCCGCAACGTCAGGCAGCAAACTGCATCGTCTGGTTAGAATCGCAGCGATTGACAACACCACCAGCAATCAGGCGTCGTTCTTTCTCAATCCTAAGAACAGTGTCGAGTTGCTTTGCGGCGATGACTATGCTCGTCAGGGCAACAACATCTACTTTGGCTACAAGTATACAGATACGTTCCGCATGGAGTTCGTTCCTTACCATGACGTAAACTTCAATGCTGCATCTGACTTCATCGACAACTTAGATCAGTTTCACCCGCTGATCGCTCTGATGGCTGCTAAGTATTACGAGGTCAGGGACAACGCGGAGAATGCGTCCCTGGAAAAGCGCAGGCTGGAGAAGATTCGTGAGTTGAAGACATGGCTCACCCGCTTCTGGGGAGGCGGCGTAGCGCAAAGCACACAAAGAGTTATTGAGGCGTACTGATGGCTTCCCGCACGACCGAAGTAGAGTTGGTCAAGGGTGGGATGTCGCAGACCGACGTTGAGCGCCCAGGTTGGGTGCAGAACCTATGGAAGCCCAGGTCTCTTAGTGCGTGGCAAACAAGACCAGGGTTTGGCCAGCGGGCTCAACTCGACAGCACTATGCTATTAGAAGAAGGCACTGACTACGGCCTCAAGAAACACTTAGGTTCGGAACTTATCCAGACATCGTTTGGCCATGAGCAGATCGTTTCTGTCTTCCTGTCTACGGTGGCTACGGCTGACTCCACGGGTCTCAATAATAGATACCTGTCATTGTATAGTGTCTGGATTTACGACTTGGCTACAGACCAGTATTGGGAAGAGGTGCTGCATCGGCACAGCAGCCAGAACATTCAGAGCCGAGACTCTATGTTCGACTGGACCTACCACTATCAGACCAACGAAGACGAAGATAACCAGAGTTGGGTGTCAGCCATAGACTCTCCTTTCTTCTTCGAGTTCTTCTCCGATGTTCTGTACTTGGGAAACGAGCGCACTGGACTGTGGGCTTATCACCCAGCAGACTTTAGAAACAGTCGATCTAAACAGATTGAGAATAGTCAGAAGTTAGACTTTGCAGTAGGTTACGGAGAGAGCAACTTAGTACACCCTGTCACCCCTGTTGATGGTGTGTTTTCAGATGCTTATGCGTATCTAGACCAGTCATCGTTTCCCAAAGTTAAAGCCCTTGGCAGTGTTCTCGGCAGGCTCGTTATTAGTGATGGTCAGTCTGTCTTTATTTCAGATCTTAACAAAGGCAATCAGTTCATTGCTCGCAATTCGTTTCAGATCCCCAGTCAGAATGAGATTACGGCAATTAGTCAGATCGGTGACAACATACTGATCTACACTGAAACTGAAACGTTTCTATATCAGCCCAGTCCTGCCCCAGTCCTGTCGGTTGGGCGACTGCAGGTTGTAAGTAAAAACATCGGCTGCCTTGGTGATGGAGCGATTGTTTCACGTGGAAACAACGTTCTCTGGGCAGATCGTAACGGTGTCTATGTCACCGCAAACGGCCTAAGTATTAAGACGATCAGTGAGCCTATTGATAGCTTCTTTAACGGTTCTATAACATCACCGCTTCATAACTACTTCACCGCAAGTGGTGTGACAGATATGTCCATAACGCAGCCGACAACGCTGTATAAGTTCGACCCGTCACAGCACACGGTAAAGATGGTTTACCATGAGGAGACCAACAGTCTCCTGTTTAGTATCAGTGAACTCAATCTGTGCTGGTACTTTAATGGCGATTGGGCTCTTTGGACCACCGAGTCCATGGTGTCGGTATCTGGGGGAACAGCCCGAGTTGGGGTAACAAGTAATATATTCAACCCCTACGTTCTGGCCGGTG